CCAAATATAGTTACGGCAAGTATTCACGAGGATGGAATCTTCCCAGGCACTGGTCTTGCAAGCGAGCCAGAAAATGGAGCTTACAATTGGCCGTTGAGTAGCGAAGCTGGAGACGTAGACTTCTTAGATGCTATGAAGGAGATAGAAATCCTAGCTGATGAGTTTCAGCCAGATGTAGTCCTTCTGGCTACCGGAGCTGATGCACATCATTCAGATCCTTTATCTTCGTTAACGTTTGATTATCCTGGATACAGAGCAGCAGCTCGTATCGTTGCGGACATCGCTAACAAGCATGCAAAGGGGCGAGTACTTATTGGAGGAGCCGGAGGCTATCAACCTCTTACCCATACTCCTAAAGTCTGGGCAACTGTTGTATCTGAGATTTACAACCACATCACCGTATAACATTTCCTTTTATAAGGTACTATAGTACACATGGGAAAAAGTCTAGCACAGCTCATTGCGGCCATGTCCGACGAAGAGAAGGCTCAGGTTCTAGCAGGTCTAGACCCTGAGGCTCTTCAATGGGACTGGTCGTTTTGGGGACGTCCCGAACAGCAACGTCCTGAAGGCGATGAGTGGAATATCTGGATGTACCTTGCAGGTCGCGGTGCTGGTAAAACTCGTACGGCAGCCGAGTGGGTGCGTGAAGAAGCTAAACATACAAATACCGGTCAACGCCGTTTCGCGTTGGTAGCTCGTACAGCTGCTGACGTACGTGACGTTATCGTTGAAGGTGAATCAGGAATCATTAACGTTACACCTCCAAGTGAGCGTCCGTTGTACGAGCCGTCAAAGCGAAGACTAACTTGGCCTAATGGAAATACGGCAACATGCTTCACAGCTGATGAACCAGATTCTCTTCGTGGTCCTCAGTTCACACACGCTTGGGGAGATGAGGTTGCCGCTTGGCGTCAGACTCCAGATGGAGCTGGGCTTACGGCGTTTGAGAACTTGCGTATTGGCACTCGTCTTGGTAAGAATCCAAAAATTATGGTTACCACTACTCCAAAACGTGTACCGCTTCTTTATGAGCTACTTCGTGAGGCTGATGCGAATCCTGGCAAGGTAATCATTACAAAAGGTTCAACCATGGACAACACAGGAAACCTTTCACAAGCTTACATGGACGGAATCCTCGGAGTGTACGAAGGAACTCGTCTAGCTGCACAAGAGCTTTACGGTGAGATGCTTTCAGACGTTGAAGGAGCTCTCTGGACTGTAGAGCTTATTGACAGGACTCGCCAAATGACAGCGATGAACGCACCGTTGCGTGTAATCGGCGTCGACCCATCGGTTGCCGAGAATCCTCGAGATGAATGCGGAATCGTTGTTGTTTCATCAACAGCCGACAGAGATCTTTACAAGCGTCAGAGCTGGGTGCTTGAGGATGCTTCAATCTTAGGCTCACCGGATGTGTGGGCTAACCGTGTAGTTGCCATGGCTCGTAAATGGGGTTGCCCTGTCGTAGCCGAAGTAAACCAAGGTGGTGCCTTGGTAAGAAACGCCATTAACACAATTGACCCATCTGTAAAGGTTCTTGAGGTCCACTCCAAGCACGGCAAGGCACTTCGCGCTGAGCCTATTACCTTGGCTTACGAACAGGACCGCGTCCACCACGTTGGCTACCTAGCGGACCTAGAGTCCCAGATGACTTCGTGGATTCCAGGCGAAGGCAAATCCCCTGACCGCGTTGACGCGTTGGTCCACGCCCTTACTGCGTTACTCATTAAGCCGCCTGCGGGATTCGTGGGAGGGCGGATTACCGCCAAGTCACCTGCGGGCCGAAAGATCCCAAATATTAGAAACACCTTTAAGGTTAGATAGTTACATTTTCCCAACCTTCCTGATATAATTATCCTAACAACGACGGAAGGAAAGAAAATGAACCCATTCACAGCGGTAATCGATTGGCTAGACGAGTACGCAGACGTTGCGGGACCTGTTGGTGCCTTCGTAGGAGTGGCAATCGCAGTGGCAATTGCTTTTATCTTAGGATAAACCTACATCTTCCTGATTTACCTGTTATAATTATCTTGTACAACCCAATGACGAAAGGACAAGAACATGTCAACAGTAAAAGAGTATCGCCGTAAGGGATTCCAAGCTCGCCGAGTCTCATTCGCGCTTAAGGTAATCGCTGGTCTATGGTCAATCGCCATGATTGGTATCTTCGCAACCTCACCTACACTTATCGGATTTCTAGCGATGGTCACAGGTGTAGTTGCCTTCGTCACTCCTTCAATACTTATCGCCTCGGTCTACGATGACCGTGCAGAGCGCTTCTTCAACCTTGCGGCTGCCCACAAGCAGGTAGCTCTTCTAGGAGTAGTTCAGCCTAGAAAGTAAGTGTACAAGTAAAGGAAAAAGGATTATAGTTCTACCAACGACAAATACGGAGGAATAATGACACAAGGTACAAGCCAACGAGAACACATCTATGTCTATGACACGTGTTCCGTATGTCAGGAATCCAACGTACTTGTGTATGAGCTAAACGACAGCCTTCTCTGTGCTGAACATTACAGAGATAAAACAAGACTAATAAAGAGAGCTACGCCTTGCGACAAGTGTGGAGCTGACAACGCTGTCAGAGATCCATCACATCGCAGGAACGAGTATCTCTGCTGGTCCTGTCATCAAGAAAATGGATTCGTAGTTAATGACTCTGTAATCAAGCGGGCAATCGTCTCGCTCGTCAACAACTTCACTCGAGGTACAAAGATCAAGTGTGATGCGGCTGGCTACGGTAGTGACTGCGACAACAACATAAAACCTCGTGGCCCGTGGGGTGGGAGAGCCCTCTGCGACAAACATGGAAAAACTCCACCAAAGCCTCAAAAGGGCACAAAATCTTGAGCAGTCACGTTTTTGCTCAAAAGTAAACCTACGAAAGGAAAGCAATGACAACATCAACAGTAACTCCAAACCAGGCAGCTCAGCTTTACTCAGACGGGAAGTCTGTAGATGAGGTAGCTCAGGCACTAGGTATTACCTACGGCAAGGCTCGCAAGCTTATCGCCGAGTCTGGTACAGACATCCGCAACACGTCAGATCGACTCAAGGGCAAGACCCGAAAGACTAAGTAATGCTGGACAGACTTATGCTGAGGCTGCAAAGCCTCATTTGGCCTGCGGTAATCGCTGCGGTCCTATCCTTCATTGCCGTACTCGTGAGCCTTCTATCCCCGGATAGAGGCACTTTGGTCCTAGCCCTAGGGTTATCCGCGGTGGCATGGGCGTGCCTAGCTCAAACGGTATAAACGTAGTCCCTCCCTGGGTTCGCCCTGGGGAGGGGTTTACTTTTCCTGAAAATGGCGATATAATTAAGCCATCAACAGGAGAGGAGGTGGTGATAATGCCACTACGCGGACTAGTACACGACAGCCCGATTATTTACGCGGTGCAAAAGAGTACTCGACGTTCAAGGAGATTAGAGAAGTCAGATGACTTTACGTTCACTATCATCTTCGGTCGCCTGATTGTCAAGCTGATCTACGCAACCATCAATTTAATCAAGAAGATAAAAAATAGCTAACGGGCGCCTAATAGTGCCTGTTTTGCTTTTCGGCGTGGTATAGTTACGCCTAGCAATAAAGCCAATTACGGAGAGACGAAAGGATACGACTATGTCATCCCTTCTTATCTCCGGCCATACGCAAGCGGTAGAGGACAAGCGAAAGCTTGAGGAGCGTATCGGTAGCAAGAAGCTCAGTGAGCAGTTATCACTGGGTTGTCCCATCCCCGACCTAAGGAGGCGAACTAGCGTTGCTTACACTACGTGGAATTGCAATGTCGACCGTAGCCTATATTACGGCAATCACAATCGGTATAGCTTCAATCACAGCTCTTTCGAGCAACGCGGTTGAGCCTGTAACGCAAGCAGCACCATTGCATTTAGCAGAGGTTGAGCAAGTTATCAAGCTTGCAATCCTAGAGAATGCAAAACAACTGGACCCTTACGAGTTAATAGAAGTATTAACTGCGGCAGGGTTTGAAGGCAAGGCTCTTAAAACAGCATGGGCAGTTGTCATGCGTGAGTCTCGTGGGCGCCCTGTTGCTCACAACAAGAACGCCAACACCGGCGATAACTCATACGGCCTATTCCAAATCAACATGATCGGCGGACTAGGTGTTGACAGATTAGCTAAGTTCCAGGACAAGATTGGTATCGTAAAGGTTACCGATTTATTTGACCCTGTAGCAAATGCTAAGGCTGCCTACTACATGACAGCGGGTGGTAAGGACTGGGGCTCATGGGGTCTAGGTCCTAATGCATACGACGGCGATTCGATCGAGCCTGCGGTGACCAAGTGGTACACTGAATTCCCAACAAAGTCAAAGTCCTAGGATACGGATACTATTACACCATGGACGAATTAAATACTGAACACATCGAACCTGCGGTCATCGATGAGGCACCTGTCGTTAAGGCACCTGCTCCAATCGTTGAGCCTGAGGTTATCGTTGAACCTACACCTGCACCTGAGCCTGAGGTAATCCCTGAGGTTGTGCCTGAACCTGTACATGTCGAGGAGCCTAAGGCACACACGCCTAAGGCTAACCAGTCTGTCAGTGGCAATGGCGTCGACGAGGTCCTCCTAGCAAATTGCATTTACAAAAATGTATATGCTCGCAAATCTCTATCTGTCCATCATCTACAACGTCGCCTCATTGAACTTGGTTTCAAGGACGCTGACGCTGACAAGGATGGTTGGCTAGGTGATGAGACTGTAGCTGCTATCAAGAACTTCCAAGCAAGCAAAGGCTTGGATGTAACTGGATCTGTTGATGCTACAACGTTGACTAAGATCTTTGAAGGAGATCACAACGTACAAGTAGTACTATAAACTCTTAAACAAAGGAAGGCTGGTCAGTGCTTAGGCATTGGCCAGTCTTTTTTTATCATTTTATAAATCTCGCACAGAAGATGAAAAAATAGTTGGAGACGTTTTTGAAAGTGTCTCAAACTATACATAACCCTTTCTCACGCCAAAGCCATTTTAACCAAAAGGCACTGTTTCTGCTCCGTTTGTACACAATACTATAAGCGCTTTTTGTACACATTCGTCCTCGAAGGTGATACAGTATTCTCATGGCGCATACACCCGAACTCCCAAAGAGCGAGGCCGAACTTCTAGCCTCCCTCTCCAAGGAGCAACTATGGCGTCGGGTAAAAGACCTCAATGATGCAGGCTGGACCCTTCAGTCTATTGCCGACGCGTTTGACCCTCCACGGCGTCGCTCAACCGTACGCTCCTGGGTTATCAAGGATACGCCCGAGTGCGTTTTCGTCACCGCGACCCCTACGCCTCCAAAGCCTAAGCAAAAGTTGAGACGTAAACGTCCACCGTCACCTGGGATTCCTGTAGATCAGCAACTTCAAATCGCCCGCTTATCACCGCTGGCACGACGCTATCGCGCCCGCACAAATCCAGGGTCTGCTTCTTTCACCGCGAATACCCAGCTAACTGTCATCGCAGGAGAACTTTATCTAAAAGGTGTTACCGTATCTGAGCTAGCCCGTGCTTCAGGAGTTACCTATCGCGCGATGAAACGTAGAGTAGACAGGGCCAACTCACAATGAAGGTAAAACACGACCTGTTCCCCGCAACTATAGTTGCCATCGCTCCCGGCGTTGTTGAGGATTTCACCACGGTGACGACTAACCTCGCGGATGTGCCTAGCGGCAACAAGTTCCTCGAGCGCGTTCGCGTCGTGATTATGACTAAGGACGACGGCACGGACATTCTTATGGTCGCAGGTGATCATCACTCTGGACCACGACTTATCTTCTCCGAGCGCTTAACCAGCCTAAACTGGTCTGGCGACAAAACACAGGATTCCCAGGCACTAACAGAGTCAGGGAAAATCATAGCGTTTCGTAAGACCCAAGGTTGCTCAACTTGCGGCAGCAGATTGAGATCTTGGAGCCCTTATAAAACCATGGACTCAGTAAAGGACCCAACCGAATGAACCTAGACACATACATGATTGAACGCATGCCCGTCGCGCACGTGATTATCCTCTCGCTATTTGTTTACCGCCTAACACGGCTCATCGTTATAGATGAAATTTTTACTCCTGTCCGTGACTGGGTTTGGATGAAGACTACGGCTAACTCCCAGATCGCGTATTTCTTCACCTGCTCCTGGTGCGTCTCGCTATGGGTCGCGCTCCCAGTAGTGTTCTCGTATGCGTTTTTTCCAAGTATGACTATCCTAATCGGGTGTATATTTGCCCTGTCCGCTATAGCTGGACTCATAACTGCGCGCCTGGACGATTAGTTCATGCACTCCGTTAATCAACGACGAGGAG